CCCATCTACAGGTAATTAAAAAGAAAGGGAGTATTAAACTCCCTTTTTTTATATTTATAGGTAACTAAATAATATACCTATGAAAAACCTATTATTTTTATTGGCATTTGTGCCAACACTAGCTTTTTCACAAGTTAGTAATTGGAGAAGTAATCCTCCACAACCACAAAGAAGCACATCATCGGTACAACCATCAACTCCACAAAGAAACGATGTAAGTAGTTGGAGAAATGAATCACCGAGAGAATTTAATAGACCACATCAAACGAAACCAGGCTCTAACATAATCATTAACAATAACCCTTGGTTATGGAATGATTGGGGTTGGGGATGGGGTTTCAATAGATGGAATATGTGGGGAGCACCTGCATTTGGTTGGAACTTCTACACACCTTCATTTTATTGGAATGATTGGGGCTACCGCCAACCACAAAGAATTTACGTTTACGAAGATGGTAAGAGAGATACAATAAGAGGTAAGAAACCAATTATCAGTTTTGGTTTACACAAAACAACTGATAGACAAATTGGTGGATTCTTCACAATTGGTAATAGAGGATATTTTGTAATGGATTTTAGTTCCACTTATGAAATAGACCGTTCAACTTTCTTTCCTTATGGAACACTAGATAGAGTTGATTTTCCACTTATAAATGATTTAGTTAAAAAAAGAAGTATGTATTTAGGAGCCGGTAAACGATTTAAGAGAACTGGTGTACATGCTATGATAGGTTTTGGAAATGAAAGAATATTATTCAGAGGTAAGGATATAGTAGGTGAAATTACTTTTCCTAAATCCAATTCTAAGTTTACATCAATTAAACTTGGTGCTATCAGAGATTTCAAAAACTTTACTTTGAAATTTGATTCTGACCCAATTAGAGGTTATTCTCAATTCGGACTCGGATTAAATTTCTAATAAATCGTTTTGAAAAAATTATTATCACTATTGACCATATTGGTATTTGTTTGTGTAAGCTGGAAAGCTGAAGGACAAACCTATACGCAAACCTATAAAGATAAATGTACTGGTGAAATTAAAATAGCAACCACTACAATCACAAACGGATTTGCAACAGTATCTTTCTATAATCAAATAAGAGTATTCTCACCACAGGAAGTAATGGCAGGTGCGGTTCAAGTTTGGATAACCGCAACTTATACAGCATATTCAACAATGGGATGTCCTACAAATCAAGTAGTTCAGCAAACAATAACTCAAGCAGCTGCTCAAGCAGCATCACAAGCAGCATCACAAGCAGCATCACAGGCTGCAAGTAGTGCTGCAAGTTCGGCAGCTAGTTCATCGGCTTCTACCGCTGCAAGTAGTAGTGCAAGCGCAGCAGCTGCATCAACACCATCAACAACGGCACCACCTTCATCTGGTAGTAGTTCTTCATCGTCTTCATCGGGAAGTAGTTCATCTTCATCATCAAGTTCATCATCCGAAACCAAAACTGAAACTAAAACAGAGACTAAATCTGAAACAAAATCAGAGAGCAAATCAGAAAGCAAGTCAGAATCAAAAGAGGAATCCAAATCTGAAAGCAAATCGGAAGAAAAGAAAGAAGAATCCAAGTCAGAGGAGAAGAAGGAAGAAAAGAAAAAAGAAGAAAAAAAGAAATCCGTAGCAAACCCAATGATGTTAGCATCTGATTTGGCTGGTACGGAAGATATGGAAGGTAGATATGCTGTAATGATGAGTGTGGGAGTTTCTAAATCATCTCTTATGGGTGATAAATCATATTCAGCTACCGCACTTATTTGGAGTACCCTAAACCAATTCGCATTGAGTGCTGGGGTTACTAAGATGGATTTTGATGAAGGTAAATTAAATGCGATACATTCATACGGAACTACATTTGCGTACCTTAAAGGAACTCTAATGAACCTTAATGGATATACCTACATCAAACCACATCCTAAGTACGGAACATTTGGTTATAATGTGGGTGTAATTACCCTAATGATGCCTAGAATGGGTGAGGGTGGTTATGATGTATCCCTAAGTGCATCTGCAGTTGGATTTTGGATGAAACCATTTCAATATAGTAGAAAGGTTACACTAACCCCTCAATTATTCCTAATGCAATCACCGATAGCATGGAATACATTGACAGGAAATAGTTCAGTAACACGAAAACCTGGTGCTATAATTGGGTTAGGATATGATTATAAACTTAGTAAACGATTTGCTCTATCAACTTCGTATAGAGGAGCTATGACCTTTGAACCTAAATTTAATTTGATGAACAACTTCCAAATTGGTTCAAAGATGGTATTTTAAAACAAATTAATATTTATACACATAAAAACACGTCTTATGAAAAAATTTGTTAATTTTAAAAACATTGCTATTGCAGCATTAATCATCTACATACTTTTACAATGGTTTAATCCAGGTGGAGTAATGCCAGGTGGAAGAACTATCAGAATTGATGGTAAAAAATATGAGGTTATTAAACATACAATTGATACTGTAGAAGTTGAAAAGATTAAAACAGTAACTAAAAAAGGTAAAGATATTGTACATGAAGTAATTGATGTAGATACCTTAGTTCTTAAAGAATTGGTAAATGTAGATAGTGCAGCTATTCTTAAAGATTACTTAGCTAAAATTATCTATAAAGATACATTAGTATTAGATGGTGGATTAGGAACTATTGCTCTTACCGATACTATCACAAAGAATAGAATTTTGGGTAGAACTTGGGATGCTAAAGTAAAAGAAAGAACAATTAAAGAAGAACTTATTGTTAAAGAACCTGCAAAAGCACAACTTTATTATGGTTTGAATGCTGGGTTTAACAAAGAAGATTATGTATCTGCAGTTGGAGCTGGTCTAATATTAAAAACTAAAAAAGATAAAATTTATCAATTTGGTTTGGGTGTAAATAATAGAACTACCGATGGAACTAATGGTTCATTCTCACCTTATGTTGGTTTTGGTACATATTGGAAAATTAAATTAAAGAAATAAAATGATAAAGCTTACTCAACTAAACGAAGCATCGGAAGTAAAATTCAAAGAATTAAAGCCTATTCAACAAAAACAGGTTGTAGCATTTCAAAAAGTAATTGGTGCAGACCATTCTCAAATTTTTGCTGGTATTCACGGAATGGTGGTAGATATTCCAGCAAGAGGTAATTTTGGAACTGGTTATCGTTTTGGCGCCGATACTCTTAAAAAATTATTAGCATTAAAGATTCGTTGGGTTGAAGCAGATGGTGATGTAATTTCAATAGGATTTTAATATGATAAAGTTAAAAGATTTAATAACAGAAGCAAAATCAGATTATCAAGTATATCATAAAACATACTCAGCAGCAATAGCTACGGCTAAAGAATATGCGGAGAAAAAAGGATATGAAGTTGATGATGAAGATTCTTTTAGAAAAATAGGAATGGGCCCTAGAAAACCATCCGCTGGTAAGACAAATAGATTTTCAATTGAATTAACTAAAGGTGGAAAGCCACAAAAGAAAATGTTACATATTCAAGTCTATAATATGGGTACTTTCAAAAGAGATTCTGATGGTTCTTTAGTTAGAAGTATGTATGGTGGTCAAAATGAATACGAATTGAATTGCTATATTAACTAATAATGATTAGACTTACTAACATATTATTAGAACATCGTCATCAGACTCCAAATGAAAGAATCTCTAAGTATAAAGAGAGAATTAAACATTTACAAGATAAAATATCTAAAGCAAAAGATAAAAGTTCTGAAACAGTAAAATTACAAAAAAATCAAATAAAAGTTATTCAACAAACAATGAATAACTTTAAACAATCACAAACAATAAAGAAGCATAAATCGGAAAGTAAATTATCTGAAATATTAAAAGAGGGTATATTACAAGATGCTTTAATATTCATTTTAGTTAATGGTGCTATTTGGGCAATTAAGCAAGCCATCCTTTCATTTAGAGGAAAATCGGTTAAAGAAAAAGAAATTGGTAAAGCATATATTAAGTGGTTGGATAGATTGGATAAAAATGATAAATTTAATAAGTTTGTTTACTATACTTTAAAAAATGATAGTAAACTTAAATCATTACAATCAAAAGAAAAAAATGGTAAATTTGATTTTGAAAAGTTTACTTATGAAAAATCATTAGTTAGAAAATGGTTGACAAGCAAACCGGCAGAAAATGAATTGGAAAAAGTATTTAAAGAATTATATCCTGATAAGGATAAAAGTTCTAGAAATATACCAACCGATACTATGTTAAATGTAACATATTTTCAATGGAAATTACTAACACTAAATAAAGCAGTTGATGAATTTACTAGTGTTTTACAAAGTGGACAAGTAAAAGGTTTTATAAATCAATACGCAGAAAAGCAAGGATTGGAAAAGATATGATAAACGAATGTATCATTGTATCCAAAGAAGTTGGTGATAAATTTATATTAGCTAAAAATAGAGATAGAGCTTACAACCCATCTTTAGAAATTGTTCACACTATTATTGATGGTGTGGAAGTTGCATATCTGCATGATTTAATCACAGATTGGAGTGAAGGACTAAATGAAAACGGAATTGGTGTTGTAAACTCAGCACTATTAGTTGGGCACGATGAAGCCGAACATAAGATTGTAAAGAAGGGTGGGAAGCCAGGTCCTGATGGTGATAAAATGAGAAACATCATTAAACAACCAACACTTAAACAGGCATTAAAAGCATCTATAACATATAAAGGTAAAAGTGGATTGGCTCTAAAAGGACATACATTTCTATCTTCTCCAAAACATATGATTAGTGTTGAGACCACATCAAAACATAAACCTGATATTAAACTACAAAATTCAGAATCAGCAGTGGTTCGTACAAATCACGGACATTTGTTCACCGATGCTGGATATACGAATGGAGAAAAGTATTTAAGTTCTAAAATGAGAAAAATATCAGCTGAAAAATCGGTTGATAAAGTAGATGATTGGAAAGAAATAGCACAAGCTATGAGAAAGGAATACTTTCCAAAAAAACCTATGTTAAATATGAAAAGGGACACCAAAGAGATGTCTACATCATCACAAACGGTAATGAATCTAACAGACCGTATATTACAAATTACATATTTTAAAGATAAAGTAAAAGAATTTAAAGGTATAAACAATCAACTACCTAAAGATTACCAACCTAAGATAAAAATACAGGTAATCGAATTATAACCCCACTTTTTTCATTATACATATTTATAGACATACCTAAAATAGAAAAACGTATGTCAACAGATTTCGAGTTATTTAAAGGAAAAAACCTAAGTTCTCTATTTGAGGACATTTATAACAACCAAACTTCAAAGAAACAAAGGATAAGTTCTTTAATAGAAGAACTTAAAAAAATGATTAAGCACGCTGGAGATGTGGCAAGTATAGGACCTATCCTATCTTCACTAATTGATAGTTCTGTAAAGAACGATGACCAATTGGTTAAACTTGCAACAATTGCAACTAAAATTATAGCATCTGAAAAGAAAACCGAAGGACAAGATGGATTCCTAACTGAATTTGAAAAAAATCAACTACTCAAAGAATTAGAAGAAACTAAGCAAGAGGTTGAGAGAGTAGATGATTTGGAGTTTGAGTTGGAAGAATTAAAAAAATCAATAAAATAAGATGCCATTAGAAAATTCAAGAGTAACATCAGCAAGGTCATCACAAAACGCCGTAGGTTCTACTCCAAAAGGATTGGGCACTGTTTATGCTATTATTTTGGATGAAACAAGTCCTGTTATTAAAAATAAAGATTTAGATGTAAGTTATGTAGGGGCTATTCAATTTAGATTTAGTGGACAGATGTCTTCTGATGAAGCAAAATTACCTGTTGCACTACCATTTGATAAAAATTTCAAATCATTACCTGTTAAAAATGAAATAGTTGAAATTATAGTAGCTGGAAATGGACAACCTTATTATAAAAGAATTGGAAATGAAGCAAGTCCAAATGTTAATACACCAGAAACTACAATTTCAAAATTATTTTCACCTGAAAAGGATAATTCTCAAAGTGCACAAGATTATAATAAAGTACAATCAACGGGAATTCAAAGAACTAATGCAGATGAATCAACAAAGTATGATGGCTATGGTGATTATTTTAAATTAGAAAATGGAATACACAAATTAAAACTTAATGAAGGTGATATGCTTATTGAAAGCCGATTTGGACAATCAATAAGATTTTCCGCTTACAATAACAACGATAGAACGTTTTCACCAACAGTAATAATAAGAAATGGAGAGAGTTCAATTACAAGAAATAATGATAATGCAAATACAATAAATGAAGACGTTGCTAGAGATGGTAGTATAATTACATTAAGCTCTAATCAGTATCAATTAAACTTTGCACCCGGTACTGTTGATGATAAAGGAACTTCTGATTTTGAAACAAAACCAAATAGTTTTAAATCATATCCATCTACATTAAAAGGAGACCAAATTTTAATAAATTCGGGAAGAATTATATTATCTGCAAAAAATGCGGAAATGATTTTTTATTCTAAAAAGAATTACGGATTTATTTCTGATGGTGGATTATCAATTGATAACAAATTAGGAATAGATATAAACGTTGGGGATAATACGAATGTAAAAACTAACGATAGAGATGTAAACCTCAACACAGGTAATGGTAAAATAAATTTAGGTGATAAAGAGTTAGAACCTTTAGTAAAGGGTGATAAGTGGGTTTCTATTATGGAAGAACTTATTGATGCAATAGTAGCCCAAAATTATTTAACACCATCTGGTCCATCAAAGGTAGGACCTGAAAACTTACCAACATTTAATTCAATAAAAAGTAAATTAAAAACTGCTTTGAGTAACTTAAACAAAACTTCATAATGTCTTGGGAGATATTCAAAAATAATATATTAAATGTTGCTAACAATCCAGACCAAATAAGAAGTATAGAACAGGTAGCTGAATTGTATGCTAGAGAATATGATGCTGCGATAAAAAGAGGTAAAGATACTGTACATGGTGTACCTTTACAAAAAGGTAATGTTGAAGCAATGAAACAACTTTTTGTAGTTGCTTTACAAAAAGGTTTAACATCAAAACAACCTTATGATTTGGTTGGTGAAATGGGAAAGGGTGTTTTAGCATATTGGACAAGTGGTACAATGTATAATACGCCAATTCCCATCATACCAGCTGTTGGTGCTGTTGTAAATGTTGCTGTAATTTCTAATTCAATTAGTAATCCAGGCCAATGGCAACCACCACAAAGTTTAGGCGGACAACCAAACTTTGAAATGAGTGAAGAACAAAAACAAGGAGCAAAAGAAGATTTAGAAAGTGCCAAACAAGAACTTGCAGCAATAGAAAATGACCCAGAAGTTTCTGAAGATATAAAAGAAGCAGCAAAAGAACAAATATCTTATCAAGAAACTAGATTAGCCACAAATGAAAACTATTCAGTAGATGATGAAGATGTTAGAACACCACCAATAAGAACTGAAATACCTTTAGATGGTGGTGTTACAAATCCAATTCAGGTCACAACTAATACACCATCAAGACCAGCAGATGAACCACAAGGACCACCACCAAATGTGGCTGAATCCGATATTGGAAAAAGAATTGTTGCTTATGCAAATATGGATGTTGGTAAATTAGAAAACCCACTCCCACCGGGCAAACCTGAAAATTGGGGACCTTATGTTTCTTCTGTTCTTGCTGGAGTTGGTCATAAAGCACCAGCCTTTTGGTGTGCAGCTGCTGTTTCAAGTTGGTTCAAATCAGCGGGAGCAAAATCACCAAATAGTGCAGGATGTGACCAATGGGTTAGTTGGGCAAAGAAAAATGGATTGTGGAGTACAACACCAGCAATAGGAGCAGCCATATTATATGGTACACCTGCTGATGCACATCATATAGGTATTGTAGAATCGGTTGATGGAAATATAGTTAAAACGATAGAAGGTAATACTTCTGGTGGTGGGTTTAGTAGAAATGGGGTTGGTGTATTTAAAAAGAAAACTACTACTGCAAAAGCATTAGGTTATGTACTACCTGTAAAAAAATAATATATGTCAGCAATTTCACCAACTAAAAATACAGGCTTAATAGTAGATGATTTTATAGCTTATGCTACACAACATCTTACAACAGTTGGTGGTACTATAAGTACAACTTCATTATATCCACCGACAGGAACTCCAGCACCAGGTATATTAACTTGGACAGGATACTTTGTTGACCCAGCAACTCCAAGTCAACCAACAGCTTCAGATATAAATGAAGTTCCAACTGAAGAAGAAGCAGAAGCTTTAGCAACTCAAAGAGAATTAGCAGAGGAAGATATAAAAGCGGTTCAAAGTGTAATTGAAGAAACCGATGATGAAGAAGTAAGACAAGTTGGTAAAAGATTTATAGACGAAACTGTAAATGAAAGGATACCTATTGGAGAAGCTGTGAAAACAAATAATGAAGTAAACGAAGAAGAAAAAAATAAAAGAAATAAAGAAACTGAAGAAGATGAAAGAAAAAATCCACAAAAAAAAGATGCTGGCTCTGGTGGTAAAAAGTATAACAAAAATAAAAATTTAGATTTAATAGAAAGGGCATTAGCTAAAGTTGGTATTACTGATGAAGCAATAGTAAAAGCGGTAAAAGCAAATGCTTTAAAAGAATCTGGTGGACAACCTATTGTTGAATTTATGAATTATGGTGGTACATCAAATGAAAGAATTAGGTCTATATTTGGTAAACGAGCTTCAAAATATTCCGATGTAGAACTAAATGGAATTAAATCTAATCCACAAAGTATGGGAGATTTAATGTATGGTCCTGATTCGGGTAATGTTGGTAAGTGGCTAGGAAATACATCATCTGGTGATGGCTTCCGATATAGAGGTAGAGGGTTTATCCAAATTACAGGAAAAGCTAATTATACGGCAAATTCATTGGCAGTTTACAAAAATACTTCTTTAGTCACAAACCCAGAATTATTACAACAACCAGAACCAGCTGCAGATAGCTGTGCATGGTTTATTAATAGAAGTCTTAAAACTTTTTCTAAAAAAATGGGTATTCCAACTCAAGGGGCTTCCCAATCGGATGCTAATTTATTAATTACAAGTATAATTGCTGGTAGTCCAATAAAGAGGGGTAGTGGTAGTTATTTAGCATCTTTAGTTACAAAAGTTGATGTATATTCTACACAAGTATAATAAAATCCCAAAAATATACCATTCAAATATTTATAAACATAACAAATAAAGACATATGAATACTGAGAAATTAGTACAAGCCATTCAAATCTTAGTTAAAGAGGAAATTAAACAACAACTTCCTACTCTTATTAAGGAAGCTGTAAGGTCTGAAATGAAGAAATTGTTGGCTGAACAAAAACAACCAAAAAATACTGGATTAAGTATGACTAAAGCTATTTTAGGTGAGGAAGTAATTAAAGTAGCAGATACAAAATCAAAAGAATTTAGTAAGAATCCAATGATTAATCAAATACTAAACGAAACAAAAGCAGCTGTTTCAAATGATGCTGGTGGTTTTAGAACTATGGCGTTTGGACAGGCTGATATGGGTTCAATAGTTGGTAGAACAGCAATGGCTGAAAAAATGGGTTATGGTGAATTCGCTAATGGAACTCAAAAAACCGGATTGGGAGTTCAAACGGGCGTAGCTGAATTAGATAAAGCTTTTAATAGAGATTATTCTGAGCTTGTTAAAAGATTTAAGAAATAATGGCAATTGTATTAGGTAGTAAACTTGTTCAAGACGTAAAAAAATACGAAGATTATGCTATTGGTATAACACTACCTTTGCAGATGACAGGAAATTCATTTGCTCAGGCATATAAAACAGCAGAACAAGCAAAATCTAATATTAAAAATTTACTTCTCACAAAAAAAGGTGAGAGGCCAATGCAACCGGAATTTGGAAGTAATTTGCAAAATCTAATTTTTGATTTTAATGATGACCAACTTCCGGGTAAAATAGAAGAAGCTATTGGAAGTGCCATACAAATTTGGTTACCATATGTAAATGTAGAAGATATTTTAGTTGAAAACGGAAATTATGAAAGAGATAATAATTTAGTTAATATTACAATATCGTTTTCAGTTTTAAATAACCCAGAATTAAACAGTGTTACTTTTAATGTAGCAGCATAATAAAAAAGTATGGCATTAACTATTACAAATAAGAATTTTAAAAATAAAGGTAGAGATATAAAATATCTTAATAAGGATTTTGTAAGTTTTAGAGAAAATCTTATTGAGTATGCTAAGACTTATTTTCCAAAAACGTATTCAGATTTTAATGAGGCTTCTCCTGGTATGATGTTTATAGAGATGGCATCTTATATTGGCGATTCTTTATCTTATTATGTTGATGATACATTAAAAGAATCTCTAATGGTGTATGCTGAAGATATTCAAAATATTTTAGCATTATCTCAATATTTGGGATATAAACCAAAAGTAACTGCGCCAGCAATAACTACATTATCAATTTATCAATTAGTCCCATCAATAGGAACTGGCGCTAATAACAAACCAGACCCAAAATATTATTTAAGAATAAGGGAAGGATTACGCACTACATCTAATACAAATGGAGTGGTTTTTAGAACTACAAATGTTGTGGACTTTAATGATGAAACAGATAGAGAAATCACAGTATATCAAAGAGATGCAATAACAGGAGAACCAACATTCTATCTTATAAAAAAATATGTACAAGCTATATCAGCTGATGAAAAAACAATAACATTTGATTTTGGAACATACGAACCATTTCAGAGAATTAATTTAGATGATACAAATATAATAGAAATTTATGATGTAAGAGATTCTAATAATAACAAATATTATGAAGTACCTTATTTAGCACAAGAAATGGTTTTTGCTGATATGCCAAATACTGAAGCAAACGATCCTGATTTATATCAATTCAAAACTACAGTACCATATGTTCTTAAAACCATTAGAACTCCAAAACGATTTGTTACTAAAGTAAATGCAGATAGTACAATGACTATACAATTTGGAGCTGGTGACCCATCTGCGGCAGATGAACAATTGATTCCAAATCTTAAGAATGTAGGATTGGGATTACCAAATTCAATTAGTAGATTGGAAGAATCATTCGACCCAACTAATTTTTTAAAAACAAAAACATATGGAACATCACCAGCCAACACAACAATAACAGTTAAGTATTTAATTGGTGGTGGTGTAAATTCAAATATTGGTGTAGGTGAATTGACAAGAATAAGTGCAGTTCAATATGAAGAAGATTTGAGTTTATTTTCAACACCAGAATTAGCAACGTACAACACAGTTAAAAATTCCATAGCAATAGATAATGAAGTACCTGCAACTGGTGGTAGAAGTGGTGAGACTGTAGAAGAAATTAGACAGAATGCATTAGCAAATTTTGGTTCTCAAAATAGAGCAGTTACTGCAAAAGATTATCAAGTAAGAGCATTATCTATGCCTGCAAAATATGGTGGTATAGCAAAGGCATTTGCAACAGCAGATGGTACGTTAGATAATAATTCACCATCATCAATATTAGCATCTCCAAATAATTTGCAAGAATTTACTGATTTGGTAATGAGCTTTGTAAATAAACCTGATAGTGAAGAACCTAATGTAGCAAGTGTTAAGCAAGATATACAAAAATTTTTAATTGGAAAAACTTCAAATACAAACGAAAAAAATAATCCATTTGCAATTAATCTTTATTTATTAGGATATAATTCTGATGGTAGGTTAAGTCAATTAAATAGAGGCGTAAAAGAAAACTTAAAAACTTATTTAAATGAATACCGTATCTTAACTGATGGTGTAAATATATTAGATGGTTTTATTATAAATATTGGTATAAACTTTGAAATTATTGTTTACCAAAATTACAATAAATCTGAAGTATTGACTAAGTGTATAACTGAGTTAAAAGATTACTTCAATACTGAAAATTGGCAATTTAATCAAACTATAAATTTGAGTGAAGTTGAATTGTTAATAGCAAATGTTGAAGGAGTATCATCAGTACCTATGGTTGAAATTGTAAATAAATGTGGGGGTGGTAGATATACAAATAATTCTTATAACATTACTGCGGCAACAAAAGATAAGATTGTATATCCATCATTAGACCCATCAGTTTTTGAGGTGAAATATCCTGATTCAGACATAAAAGGTAGAGTAAGATAATGGCATACTATTTTATAACAGCATCAAAAGATGCAACGGTTTATCTACAACAACCAAACCAAAATACTGGATTGGATGAAGTATTAGAAGTGACTAAAGTTTATTATGGAACAATAAAAGATGTTTCAAGAGCTTTATTAAAATTTGATATAAGTCACTTATCATCATCCATTTCAAATGGTAGTATGAATTTAGGAGAAGCAACTTTAGTTTTGAGAGAAACTGAAAGTGAAGAAATTCCTTTAGAATATACAATATACGCACATCCAATTTCTGGAAGTTGGCAAATGGGTAAAGGAACTAGATTCGATGATATTACAACAGAAGGTGTGACTTGGAATTATAGAGAAGGTGATTCAAAAGATAGATGGTTACCTAATAATGTATATGCTTTGGGTTCTACTGGAAGTTATAATGGATTGGGTGGTGTGTATTACACCACTTCAGAATCATCTCAGTATTTTAATTACCAAACAGCAGATATTCAAATGGATGTTAAATCTATGATTAGAGCATGGATAAGTGGTTCTATTCCAAATGATGGTATTATATTAAAACACTCAAACTCTGTAGAAACTGATACGGAAGATTATGGTATTGTAAAATTATTTAGTAAAGAAACGCATACTATATATCAACCAAAATTAAGAATTGGTTGGAACGACCAAGCTTTTTCAACTGGCTCATTATCGGCAATTACTTCAACAAATTTAAAAGTTGTAGCAAGAAATTTCAAAAAAGAATATAAAGTAAATACAACACCTAAAATAGAAGTTTTAGGTAGAGAACTTTATCCTGTAAAAACTTTTAGTAATACATTCACATACAACGATATTAAATATCTACCAACATCGTCATATTATCAAATTAAAGACTTCGCATCAGATGATGTAATTGTACCATTTGGTGACTATTCAAAAATAAGTTGTAATAGTAGTGGAAATTATTTTAAATTAAATCTTTCCAATTGGGAAATAGGAAGAGTCTATAAGATGGAATTTAAAGTTGATTTTGGAGAAGGAGATATTCAGTATTTTGATGATGATTTAACTTTTGAAGTAATTAATTAAAAATGGTAAAAGCAGGACTTAAAAACGAAGTTAAAGTTCAAGACATAATTGTATCCGGTTCGTTGAGTATTAAATCTAAAAACGAATACGGCGTACATATTTTTAGTGCTTCAAATGATGATGATGGTATTATATTTGGTAAACTAACTAAACCAAAATATAATAAAGTAGAATTAATTAAATCAATAGATACAAATATTGTAGAATTAATTCCAATAGAAGCACCACCACTACCTGATACAGTATTAAGAAGTATATATAATCCAGTAACACAATCTGTAATTGATTTAACAGCAGAAGTTGAACGATTAAATGGAAATATTTTAGATTTAACTGGTAAAGTAAAAGAATTAGAAATAATTTCTCAGAGTTTACGAGTAGATTTGGATGCAAAAGATTTAGTAGTTGCATCTTCTCAAAATCAATCGTTTCAATCTACAAATAAAGTTCAATCTTCTGTAGTTGATTTACAAAATGCAATACAAAAAGCAACAGCTGAAGCAATACAAAGAGTTTCACTTACTGCTTTAACTAGAGCATTAGAATCTGAAAACGCAACATTAAGAGAACAATTATTTGGTAAGCAAGCATCAAAAGACGAAGGGGCAAAAGTAACAGATGATTTTGCAGTTAAAGTTGTAAATAAAGCAGAAGCACAATATGCGGATTTAACATTTAGAGCTAGAGCAAAGGATAATGGCAGAGGAACTTGGATTAATGGTCCTGAAATTAATATTAAAAATTTCACAAAAGATAGCGTTACTATTACGTTTGCACAAGATGGTGAAATATCTGGTATATTTAATTCTATACCATCCTTAACATTAGCATCAAATGAAGAAAAAAATATAACTCTTAAAACTATTGATGGTAAAATTAAAGATTATGCTCCTAAAAATGGATTTGGATTTATTGGAGATAAAGAATATAAGGGTAATATAATTGTTAAATCATCAAAGGGAACAGTTAACATTCCAGTTGCATTACAAAAAATGCGTGGAGATAAATGGGGATAATAAAATATGGCATTGAGAAACTTTAAAGATATTATTGATAATAAAGCTT